TATACTTCAACTAACAACACGCTGTTATTCCAAGCAATTTCAGCAAGCGGTAATTTTCAGCTGAATTCCGAGGAGACAATATCATCCGATTATGTATTCGTAAGAATCGGTAATTCAGAGTATAACTACTCTTCTAATCCAACATTTGCTTCAGGTTCAGGAGCAGTATTATGGCCAACAATGATTTATAACCCGCAGACTTATATTACAACTATCGGCTTATATAATGAAGCAAGTGAGCTTTTAGCAGTAGCTAAGATGTCCGTACCGCTGGTAAAAGACTTTACAAAAGAAGCACTAATAAGGGTTAAGTTAGATTGGTAATAAAATAAGATGAGTAGAGCAGCAAACAGTCTTAGGACTTCAGATGTTATTACTACTCCTATCAAACTAAAATACAGCTCTTCTTTTGAATCGAGTTCATTCGGAGAATACGGTATTCAGGTTGTGAAAGGAGTGAACGGTGCAGTGACTATAACTGGATCAATCTCACAAGAGACGATCAACTATTATTCAATACGTCACTTATATTACTCAAACTACCTGACAGGATCCTTTCCGGTTTCAGCATCAAGCGCCTTTAATTACCCCCAATCTACAGCCGCATCAGGAACATTTGACGCAGATGTACGCCATTTTCCAACTCAATCAGGTGCAGAAGTAACTGTAATCTCAATCCCGAGAGGGGTTTATGGCCAACAAATCTCAAGACAAAGTTTTATCTTATCATCTTCTTTTTACTGTATAGTAGATGACGGAAACGGTAATTTGATAGATATCGGAAACGCAAATAGCGGCTTATATATACTTAACGGATATTTTAACGCTACTAATTATTTCGTATCACAATCCGAACCTGCAATTCACGTAGGAAACCTGATATATCCACAAGGAATGGCTATTATAACATCCCCCGCCTATCAAGCATTTTTCCCGTAAGTTTAATTTGAGATATTTATTTATAAACGAATTCAACGATGGGTCTAATATTCCGCGTCTCCTCTAGCGCTAATACAGGAGCTACATATATCAAAGACGCACCTCTCGCATTTGATGAAGGAGACGGTAACTTTGCCTGGCTTGCAGCTAATCTATCCGCAAGCGCAGTTAGTATTTCTGGAGCCGTTAGCCTTAGCGGAACCTTCAGTATTCCTAGTCTAACAACTACAGTTCAAAACAACGTAGTTACTGTAGATACAACTACCGGTCGCCTATATTATACCGCTTCATCTGCGTTCGGAGGAGGTGGAGGAGGATCAACTGATACCTCTTCTTTATTGATTACCGCTTCTGCAGTTAATAATATACTTACATTTACTAAAGGAGATAGTTCTACTTTCGTCGTTAACGTTAATACAGGATCTCTATTTGGAACTTCGAGCTGGGCCCTTAACGCTATAACAGCCTCTCATTCTTTAAATACGATATCCGCATCTTATGCGCTAAGTAGTTCTTACGCTTTATCTTCATCTTTCGCAACTACTTCATCTTTTACTATAAGCTCTTCTTATGCATTAAGCAGTTCGTATAGCGTATCTTCATCTATTGCATTCAGTAGCTCCTACGCTTTATCTGCTTCAAACGCATTAACTGCATCTCATCCTATTTCTTTATCCGGTTCTAGCTTATACTCTACTAATCCTTCAACAAAAGGCTTTAGCTTGATAGACGGGATATTCCTAGGAAGTAATGCAGGTAAGGATGCTGCAAATGCTAATAATTCTATTTTTATCGGAGTTAGTGCAGGCTTTGGAGCTACAGGTTCTACAAACTCAAACTTCATAGGATACTTCGCAGGACAGAACGTATCCGCAGCAGGAGGTTCTAATTTTATTGGAGCATTAGTTGGACAAAATGCAATAAGTGCATCTAATTCAAACTTTATAGGCGGATTAGCAGGAGCAGGAGCAACGTATGCTTCAGAATCTATATTTGTAGGTAGTTCAGCAGGACTTAATGCAGCTAGCGCATCTTACTCGACCTTTATAGGATATAAAGCAGGGCAAAGGGTTGGCGGCGGCGGAGCAGCAGGACCTGGAGTAAATAATATCGTATTAGGTACCGGTATAACTGTACCAAACGATATCAACCATGCAATTAATCTAGGAGGTATAATTTATGCTACCGGCTCACAATTTAATCTGAGCGGAACACCAGTTGCAGGGCCTGTAACCAACGGTAAGGTAGGTATTAACCAGTTCAGCCCACAGTACCCGTTAGACGTGAGCGGTAGTGTAGGAATCTCACAAGTATTACATCTAGCCGACCTCAATCCATTACCATCAGGAAATCCAGGAGACCTAGCAGTGTCCGAGTCTATGTTATATTTCTATGCCTTCTCCGGATCATTTGTAGGATGGAAGAAAGTATCTTTAATTCCATAATTAGTTATAGATGTCTTATACGTTATTTTTAACAGCCGAAACTACAATCTTTCAAAACGAGGTAAAGTGTAGGGTATCTGAGAACGATTTTAATTTCTCTCAGAACCCATCAGTCTTTATCAAAAAACTAATTATTTCCGGTTCTAGAGCACTACCTTTTTTCGGCCCCGTAAGCGGATCCGGGACGCCAATCAGTAGCTCATTTGGTCAAGTTGTAGACGGGGCAATCTACGACTTTATGACAGGGTCATCATTCCGCCCTTATGCTACGACAGTAGGCCTCTACAACGAAAACAACCAACTTCTCGTTGTAGGTAAGCTCGCCACACCTTACCCCATCCCTGCCAATACGGATATGACTTTTATAGTCAAGTGGGATAGTTAAAGAAAATTTTTATGTTAAAAAAATGGTTTACGTTTGACGGAGAAGAATTGATTGAATACGATTCTGTAGAAAATTTCCCCAAAGGCTGTATTGGTTTTGTATATGAAATTACCAATACTAAGACAGGAAAATTTTATATCGGCAAAAAATCACTTTTTTCGAATACAAAGAAAAAGTTAACTAAAAAAGAGCTAGCCGAGCACACAGGTCCGGGGAAGAAACCTACAAAGAGGCTAGTAATAAAAGAATCTAATTGGTTAGATTATTGGGGATCAAATAAAACAATGCTTAAGGAAATAGAGGAGCAAGGTGTAGATAATTTTAAAAGAAAGATTTTAAAGTTTTGTTTCAATAAAAAACAGCTTACTTATTGGGAAGTACATTTTCAGTGCATAAATGGAGTTCTATTAAGAGAAGATTCATATAATGATAACGTTCTCGCTAAGTTCTTTCGCAGGGATTTGGTAGAACCAGAATAAATCCTTATATTATATGTAAGAGAATTATTCTACATGGAGCAATCCCGTTTAGTACTTGGACTTTTACATAGTGTTTTAGGTAAATCAAAGCCTTCAACAAAAGGTAACCATGCCTTTCATTGTCCGTTCTGCAAGCATCATAAGCCAAAACTTGAAATAGACCCTAAGAGCGGCTTCTATCATTGTTGGACCTGCGAACCTGCCACTAAAGGACGTAGTCTAGTTTCATTGCTGAGAAAGCTACAAGCAAGCCCGGCTCAGATTACCGAAATGAAAAGCTACTTTCCTGACGGTAAGGTAGAGGTCGAAGATAAAAAGTATTCTATTGTTGAATTGCCGAAAGAATTCGTATCTCTATCACAGAGTAGTACTAAGCTAGTATATCGTCAAGCGAAAGCCTATGTCAAGAATAGGGGCATTACAGAAGAAGACATTTTAAAATATAATATAGGTTATTGCGAAAGGGGTAGGTATGCTAATTCTATAATAGTACCTTCTTACAGCAAAACCGGCCGCATAAATTATTTTATTTCTAGGTCTTTTGAGAGAGATCCAGCACGTAAGTACAACGCTCCTTCATGTAATAAGAATGAGTTGATCGGTTTAGAGTACTTTATTAATTGGAACGTCCCTGTTATTTTGTGTGAAGGCATCTTTGACGCTATCGCACTAAAGAGAAACGCTATTCCGTTATTTGGTAAAACTATCCCGCGTGCTTTAATGCTTAAGTTAGTACAGAATAATGTTAAGACCGTCTACCTAGCACTCGATAATGATGCATTGAAGGAGTCTTTTAACTATGCCTTAGAGTTAATTAATTTAGGTAAGGACGTTTACTTAATTGAATTAGGAGGTAAAGATCCATCTGAATTAGGTTTTGAGGAGATGACAAAATATTTACATACAGCCAAGCAGCTTACTTTCGGTGAACTGCTACTTAAAAAAATGCAACTATGTTAATTGAACAAAGATCAGAAGAATGGTTTCAGTTACGGAGAGGTAAAATTACTAGCTCTGAGATTCATAAAATAATGGGCGAAAAAGGTCTTACTGAGACTGCTAAAACCTACCTACTAGAAAAAGTTTGCGAACACTTTGGCGGAGTTACAGAGCCTGCTCACGGTCAAGCCCTCGATTGGGGTACTGAATTAGAGCCTGTAGCGATTGAACATTACGAGAAGGTCACAGGAACAAAAGTAGAAAAAGCTTCTTTTATGGCTGCAAGCGAATACTACGGAGGCTCACCTGATGGGATCGTTACACCTAAAGGCGTAATCGAAGTAAAATGTCCGTTTAAATCTGCTAATCACTTCAAGCACGGACTTATTGACAGTGCTGTCAAGTTTAAAAAAGTCGCACCAAACTACTACTACCAGTGTATATCAAACATGATATGCGCAAAAGCTACATGGTGTGACTTTATTAGCTTTGATCCTCGCGTATCTTCAGACTACCAGATGTTTATATTCAGATTAGAGTTAGACAAGGAAGAGGTGAAGCTAATTAATGAGAGACTAGAGCTAGCAATCGAATACATGGAAGGTTTAAAAAAGGAGATAAAAGACGCAAAACCTAAATTGCTTCTAGGATAGATATTTATTACTAGTATGATCGACGCAGAACTACTAGGACAGAGAATTGCTGAAGCTGTTATAAACGAACCGGGTCCGTGCTTTTATCCTGGAAGATTTAAGCCACCACATAAAGGACATTATGAGGCTGCTAAAGCTCTAGCTGCGAAAGATTACATAGTTAAGGTATATATCATCATAAGTAAGAAAGTTATTGACGGGATTACACCCGAAGACTCTCTTATGATCTGGAATATGTATTTACAGGCGGAACCTAATCCAAAAATTACTGTTAGGATATCTACTCAAGAGTCTCCTATTATTACTATAATCGATTTTTTAAAGAAAAACCCTGATACAAATCCGGTATATATTGCAGTAGGGGATGATGAAAGTGATGATATGCAGTACGGAACCTCTCTGCAAAAAAACTTCGGAGAGAGAGTAAAGGTGATAAAGATCAAAGAAAGAAAACCGGATGCTTCTGCTCCGCATGTAAGAGCTTTACTGCAAGCAGGCGACTACGAAGGTTTTAAAGAATCGGTTCCGGAAGCTGCATTTAACAGAGGTGCTGGACCTAAGATTTTTAAAATGTTAGCACCTAAAATGACTCAAAGTGAACCAGAAGAATCTTGATACCGTAAAGCATTTTATTGGCTTTTGTAAGAAAGAACTAGAGATACAATCTCTACCTAGAATCTCTTTTATCAGAAACAGAGACTTTGTGGAGAACTTTAGATCTTTTGGCGAATATAATCCTAATAAGGCGACAGTCCGTGTGTTTATAACCGGGAGAAACCTTGCTGATGTATGTAGAAGTCTTGCTCATGAACTCGTTCATCATCGCCAGAACGAATTAGGTTTAATCTATAACGCTGCCGGAGAAACTGGAACTGAAGTAGAAAACGACGCCAATTCTATTGCCGGAATCATAATGAGAGAGTATGGTAAACTAAATTTAAGTTTATACGATTTACCTAGCAGTGAAACACAGTCATTACACGAGATAGGAGATATTGCAAACCCTTACGAATTCGGTGAACCTGAAATAGACGACGACAATAACTACTTCTATCATTTTGATACTCCTAAACACAAGTATAGTGTAGGTATCAGCCCTATGGGAGACGATTCTTACGAGATTGTTTTCAATCCAGGTCAGGAAATGGGTCTAGATACAAACGAAGGAGTTGCCTTGAGAGTGATATCTACAGTAATGAAGATCACTTTAGACTTTATTGAAAAAGTAGAGCCGGAAGAAATAATAATACATCCTATCGCAACTAAAGGGGATAAGGATCTCAGAAGATTTAGAGCCTATGGAGCTTTTTTGAATAGAAATCTTCCTGCTGATTACCGGCTAGTAACGCTTGGAGACAGCTATCGCTTACTGAAAAAGTAGTGAGATTTTAAATTTTTGTTATGGAAAATACACTAAAAAAAGAATTCAACCCGCGAGATGTTCAGAGGATGCGTAATATTATCACCGGAAAAACCGGAGATAGAACGCAAATACAGGGCGGGTGGGAGAAAAATACTCAAGAACACAGAGAAGGTGATATTTGGGAGGAAAATAATAAGACTTGGACTATAAAAAACGGTATTAAAATGACCGTAACCAAGCTCGATAAGATAAAAGATCTAGTCTTAATACCATTATGTTGTCCGGAGTGCGGTAACGTAATGAAAATCAATGAGTATAACAAGAAAATGTGGGGAATCCATAAAAAATGCTTTGACTGCGTCATAAAAATGGAATCCGAAATAAAAAGACAGGGGAAGTGGGACGAATATAGTTCTAATATTATGAATCGAAACAAAAACGCAGAGCTGGATGACTTAGAAGCAGCGCTCGAACAGTGGGTTGACCAGCAAGATTCATTCGTTTCCGAGCAAGGAGAGGTAGAAAAATGGGGTGGAGGCGACAAAAAAGCTATCTATAAACAGGTTAAGGCTGAACTCGTTGAACTAAGGAAACGAGATATTTATAATGGAAAAAATCTAGACGAAAATGCCGTTTAAATCCAAAGCTCAACAGAGATTTATGTTTGCCACAATGCCTAAGACAGCTGAGAAATGGGCAAAACATACACCTGATATCGAAAAACTACCTCAACACGTACCTCAAGAAGGAATGATGAAGGATAACTGGGATCATCCAGGATGCGAAGATAAGGTAGGTAAGATGTTTGTAGTACTCAAGCCTGGGCCAGAATCGCTACCAAAGGATATAATGCATCAAACACATGCTTTCGGTATGGGACAGTTCGAGCCACAGAGTGTACACGGTGTTTATACCGATAAGGACGAAGCAGGATTAGTGGCCGAAGCTGCTTGTACTGAACTCCGTAAGCATCTAGAGGAAGTAGAGAAGAAAAAAGATACTGTTATCAGTAAGATTGATAAACACATTGCTAAGCTTCAGAAAGAGATCAATGCTCATATGAAAGAGGCTACTGAAATCCCTGAAATGTCAGAAAAGCATCACGAACTAGCTGAAAGAAAGATGGGCATGATTAGAAATCTGCGTGATAAGCATAAAATGGTTAAAGCTGCGAAAAAACAATTACCTGAAATCGAAGAAAAATAATGGAACAATTTGGAACCTTTATAGGCACGTTGATGCAAAGCCGCAATCAGGCTCATATCTATCATTTACAGTCAAACTCCTACGCACAACATATAGCCCTACAAGCATATTACGAAGGTATTATACCTCTTATTGACGGGATAGTTGAGAGCTATCAAGGAGCGTACGGTATTCTACGTGGATATAAAATGGCAGGTACGATTAAAGAAGATGAAAACCCTGTAATATACTTTGAAGGACTCGGCAAATTCGTAGAAGCTATTTTTCCATCTCTTCCACAAGATACTTTTCTTTTAAACCAATATGATGAAATATCAACTCTGATCCAATCTACTAAGTATAAGCTTAAATTTTTACACTAATGCTTGACGAAAAGAAAGGCACATGCTGCGGTAAATGTGGACACGTTCATGTAAAGGGCACTAGTTGCCCTAAACCTTTTTTGACGGGAAAAAGCCATTGTAGCCGTAGAACTAATGAAATGCATACAATGGCCGATGACGGTCCTGATGAGTTTCATCAAGTAAGAGCCGATCACGAAGAAAGTATACAAGAATTAACCGGAACCTCATCTGGTGTACCCGAATTTCTACATCAATTAGAAATTAACCCTGATATATTAAAACACTTACAAGATAAGGGATGGTATTTCAGATCATTCGATGATGTAAGAAAGTATGTTGAAGAAATCGATCATAGAGAGTTTCAAGAACTTTTAAAAGACTTAGAAGACTTTGAACCGAAGTCGATGGATGAGACGGAACATTTTTGTGAAGCATGTCTTGCAGAGTATCTTTTAGAGTATGAGAATAAGTTAGAAGAAGCTGAATACAGAGGACGTAAGGTAACTTTAGGTAAGCCATTTTTAACACCTGGCGGACCTAAGAAAAGATCAGTATATGTTAAGAATGCAAAGGGTAACGTAGTTAAAGTTAACTTTGGCGATCCTAACATGAAGATAAAAAAATCAAATCCTGCACGTAGAAGATCATTCCGTGCTAGACATAAATGTAGTAATCCAGGACCTCGCTGGAAAGCCCGCTACTGGTCCTGTAGAGCTTGGTAAAATGTATAGATTATTAGATATACTCCTTGAAGACGAATGCACGTCATGTAGGTCTAAAAGACTACACGAAGCCTACAGCGAAAAGGCTATTAATGATTTTATAAAAAGATTTTTAGAACAGGCCGAAGATCTCAACATCTCTGTTACCGAAGACGAACTAAGAAAGTATATAAAAATCTTTGATAAAATTAAAGAAAAGCTCCCTAGCGATCGTAGAGATCTTACTAAGTACAAAGTATCGGAACTTATCAGAGTTGTAACTCAAGGAAAGACAGGTGCCGACGAAGAAAAAGAAGAAATTACACCTGATGTTGTTTACCACAACGACGACGATTCAATTATTATATACAACGGTAACACAGAAGGTACTTGTGTAAAGTACGGTAAAGGAGAGAGTTGGTGTATAACTAAATCATCTTGGGCCGGTCATAGATATAGTGAAGAGAAGGGATATCCTACATTTTACTTAGCAAAAAATAATAATTTACCTAAGAGTAATCCTTTAAGCTTTGTTGTTATTGCTGTAAGAGATCCTAAGGTTTTTGGAGAAGAGCATTACGTTTTACATCCTAGAGATAATACTCCACACTACCCTGATCCTATAAGCTTTGATGAGCTATTAAGCGAGGCTCCTTGGCTAAGGGAGGTTCCTAATTTAAAATCTATAATCAAGTACGTTCCGCTATCTACTCAAGAAAAGGTAATACATCAATATAAAGGAAGACCGGTTACATACAGAGAATGGACTGCGTTTCCTTATAGAGAAAAAGAGGCGTACTTAGTAGCTAGAAAGAATGCGAGAGAGTCAAGTAGAGATGCTGAGCTATTTTCCGATATTACTGATGATGATTTTATAAAAGATCGTCTACCTAAATTTCCCGATGTACTTAAATTTGTAGTTAGAACTCCCGACTTAGTAAAACCAGAACTTTTATTAAAAAATTTAAATAACTTTTCTGACGAAGCCAGGAAATCGGTTACCAGCAACCTACATACACCTGTCGAAACTAATTTACTATCCTCCGATACAATACCTTTTGGTGTAAAGAAAATTCTGACAAAGCTTAACAAATGGGAACTAAAGCCTACTGAAAAACTATACGTTACTGCTGACGGAGATACTATTGTCAAATTGACTTTAGGTGATGATGTTAAAATAGGTTTATATCAGGCAGAAGACGAGTATCCTGATATTAAGTTAAATAAGAGAACGTCTAAGTATCTGCTCGATTATCCTAAACTGGATGAAATTCCTTTTGTATCCTTAATAAAGTTGTCCGAAAAAGGAGTCATAGATTTCAGCGTAATACAGAAAGTACTAGATGATGCTGAAGGTAAATCAAACTCTCCTATTGCAGTTAAAGATACAGAGGATGGAAAAATCATAATAGACTCAACCTCGCTTACTGCTTATAAGGTAAAAGGAAATGAAGTAAAGCAAATTCCGTTTACAGACGAAGAAGTACAGGACGTATTTAAAGATGCAATAAGTAGTGATGAATTCAAGAAAACTGCATTACAAGTCTTTAGTAGTGGTGAAAGTAATGAAGACTTACCTAAATCCGCAAACCTTGGGGCTTTAAGTAGTATTATAAACTCCCTACCTTATAATGAAAGGACGATGAATCTTGCAGACAGGTACGGAGGGTCAAGCGAGGTCGTAGCTTTTGAAAACTTCACCGACGGGATACCTGTGATCTACTTCATGAAAAAAACGCCTGAAGACGCACTCGACTATCTTTACGCAACTAGAATGTATCGCGGGCGAAATAATAATGGACGAAGAAGATTAGAAAGCGAACAATATCCTAAGTATCTCAATTATCTTAGACAGACTAACCAATTGATTGACGATGACAAATTAAGAGGTATACTCAATTCAAATGTAAGTACTAATGAAAAGAGAGATTTTCTAAATTCAAATCCACCTCTTGATCCTGATAACGTACTAAAACCTGTTATAGATTCAAATAGAGAAGTTTATTTACTGAATACAGTCAATCGCCGTAATAGCTCTAAAATCTCTCCTAGAACAGGTAATCTAGTAGGTGCTATGCTATCTCAAGGGAGATATGATCAGCTTTTTAGATTAATAACCCCCGAACAACCTGCCGCTCAAGCAGCACCTCAACAAGCAGTACAGACTCAACCCCAGCAAGTCGCCCAGCAGCGCGCATACTGGCAACAACCTGCACCGACCGGCGATGTTAATATTCCGCAACTAATGCAAACCCTTAATGCATCAGAGCAGTTTGCACGTATCCCTGAGGGTGATAGAAGAAGATTAAATGTAACTAATGGCGCAGAACTAAATAGGAGAACAGACGGTGGTGC